ACGTAAAGCCGCCGACACCAACAATTCCAAGCTGCTGTGGAACCGCGAAGCTACCATGAAGCTGCGCGGGAAGGGCACCGTGTGCCCGTGTTCCTCGGCCGCCCTGTCGGACGACGAGGTGAAGGGCCGGTACGCCGAACTCTGCGTGGACTACTGCATCCCGGAGGAAGCTGCGAACATTGCTGCGCAGTGTGCCTTCGTGGAGGTCGAGCAGGAACGCCGTCTGCGCAAGAAGCGGAAGACGGACACCGACCACGCCGCGATCGAGCGCGCTGCTGTGACGATCCGCTCCCTGCATTCGGCGCTGGCACAGCAGACGATCAAGCCCACGAGGGACTCCCGCATGACGGCGATCACCGACCCGGTGGCTGCCGCGGGCCTTGCGAAGGGCCTCCCCGCACGCTTCGACCACTTCCGCAACGTCGTGGCGGCGAAGGGCAAGCAGGTGTCCATTCCGCCGAAGCACAAGCGCGGCGACCTCGTGATCGCTTTCCTCGAGACTCTCAAGGTGCCGGACGGCCCGGATGCGGGCAAGCCTTTGCGCCTCGAGGCTTGGCAGAAGCGTGACATCAAGGCGATATACGATGCCGACGCACCCGGCACCGAGCGTCTCATGGCCGTGAAGCAGGCGGTGGACACCATGGGCCGTAAGAATGGGAAGACGAGCCTTGCTGCCGGTCTCGTGATCGCGCATCTCGTCGGGCCACTCTGCGGATGGAATCGGCAGCTGTACTCGGCTGCGTTCGAGCGCGAGCAGGCGGCCATTGTCTTCCGGGCCGCGGCCTCCATGGTTGCCGCTGACGACGACCTCCCCTCCATCGTGCGCAGTGTACCTTCGCAGAAGGAACTGTCGGCACCGTTGATCCACTCCACGTACCACGCCATCAGCGCCGAGTCCCGTTCCAAGCACGGCATGAATCCCTCGTTCGTGATCTTCGACGAGCTTGGTCAGTTCGGAGCCGACCGCGAACTGTTCGACGTGCTGCAGACTTCCATGGGCGCGCAGCGCGAGGCGCTGCTGCTGGTGATCTCGACGCAGGCCGCGAACGACCAAGCCGTGCTCTCGCAGTTGATCGACTACGGCCGCTCGGCCGAGGGACGTGCCGACCCGGCCTTCCGCCTGATCGAGTACAGCGTGCCGCAGGACTGTCCTGACATCTGGGACGAGAAGGTATGGCGCATGGCGAACCCGGCGCTTGGCACCTTCCGCTCCATCACCGAGATGCGGGAGTTCGCGAAGAAGGCCCGTGCGATCCCGGCGCTGGAGCGTACCTTCCGCAACCTGTACCTGAAACAACGCGTCGCGGAGGCCGGTGCCTTCATCGCGCCGTCCTCGTGGGACTCCTGCACGCCGACGATCGACGACGAGGAACTCGAGGGGCTGCCTTGCTTCGTCGGCATCGACCTGTCCTCGCGTCTCGACCTCACGGCGGTGGTGTACGTCTTCCCGGCCCCGGATGGTGTCTTCCACGTGCGCTGCCAATTCTTCACGCCCGAGGCCACGGCTGACGAGCGTTCCAAGCGCGACCGGGTTCCCTACTACGACTGGGCGCAGCTTGGCTTCGTGGAGGCCGTCCCCGGCTCCGCGCTCGACTACAGGTGGATCGCGGCGCACGTGGCCCAGCGGTTCGCGCTCTACGACATCCAAGGCGTTGCGTTCGACCGCTGGCGCTTCGACGTGTTCAAGCGCGACCTGCTCGACGCCGGCGTCAACTACCCGGATGAATACTTCATCCCGTTCGGGCAAGGCTTCAAGGATATGTCCCCGGCCGTCGACCTGCTGGAGGAAATGCTCATCAACAAGCGCATCGGACACGGCGGACACCCGGTGCTGCGTTGGAACATCGGCAACGCTGCCGTGGAGAAGGATGCCGCCGGCAACCGCAAGCTGACGAAAGCGAAGTCCTACGGTCGCATCGACGGCGCCGTGGCCTTGATCATGGCGTTGACTGCAGCTGCCAAGTGGGAAGACTCCGCTGGCGCCGTCAATGCCTTCCTGTCCAATCCCGTCGTGCTTGCCGCTTAGGGGGAATGATGCTCGCCACCAAACAGATCACGCCGACGAGTACCAACTTCTGGACTGCGTGGATGGCCACGATGCGCAACACCTTCTTTGCGCCGGGGCCGTCGAAGCTGCCGAACTACGTCGGGGACAGCACGGGCCTGACGCAGGCCTCCGGGACGCAGGGCAACTTCACCAGCGGCGCTGGCGGAGCGTTCGCCGCCCTGCAGGTGTCCACCGTGTGGGCGTGCGTGCGGCTGCTGGCCGAACTCGTCGGCAGTCTACCGGTCGTGGTCTACCGCTCGCTGCCGGACGGCAGCCGTGAGGAAGTCCGCAACCATCCGCTGTGGACGTTGCTGCACGACGCGCCGAACCCGCTGCAGACTCGCGTCGAGTGGCTGGAACAGCAAATGCTGAACATCCTGATCGACGGCAACTGCTACGACAGGATCGTCCGCGTCGGCTCGCGGCCGCTCGCCCTGTACCCGATGGCCGCCCCGCAGGTGGAGGTGTCCATCGACCCGGACTCCGGCGGCATGCGCTTCTCGTTCTCGCGTGGCGACGGCACGACCCAGACGTTCAACGGCGAAGACGTGGCGCAGGTGCGTCTCTTCAGCAACGGGCTGAAGGGACTGTCGCCGATGGGCTACGCCCGGCAGACGCTGACCAACGCGATGCAGCTGCAGGACAATGCCAACTCGTTCGCGCAGAAGGGCAACAAGCCTTCGGGTGTCCTCATGATCGACCACGTGCTGAAGCCGGAGCAGCGCGAGGCGGTGCGCACCAACTTCAAGGACATTGAAGAAAACAACGCCCGCCTGTTCGTGCTCGAGGCGGGCATGAAGTACCAGCCTCTCACCATCACCCCGGAGGAAGCCGAGATGATGGCGCAGCGCAAGTTCTCGGTGGAAGACATTTGCCGGATCTACCGCGTGCCGTCCTACATGGTGAACGACTCCGAGAAGGCGACGACGTGGGGATCGGGCCTCGAGCAGATGAACCTCGCCTTCCTGACGTACACCCTGCGCCCGTACCTGACGCGCTTCGAGCAGGTGTGGAACAACCGCCTGCTGACGGATGCGGACAGGGCGGCGGGCATCTACTGCGAGTTCAATCTCGAGGCGCTGCTGCGCGCCGACAGCAAGGGCCGCGCGGAATACTTCGCCGCGATGGTGCAGAATGGCCTGATGTCCCGGAACGAGGTACGTCGCCGCGAGAACTACCCGAGGGAGGCCACCCCGAACGCGGACGCTCTCACCGTGCAGGTGAACCTGACCACGATCGACAAACTCGGCACGCAGCCGCCGCAACCTAATGGAGGTAACGCACAATGAACATCGCAGAAGTCCGTAAGCAGATGAAGGTCGAGAAGACCATCATCACCAAGGCGCTGACGAATGCCGACATCGCCGGCGGCCCGTTGTCGGGTCAGCTTCCCATCCAGCCGATCGCGCCGCAGCCGCTGCCCCGCATGATCGATGTGCTGCCTCGCGTTTACGTGACCGACCCGGCGATGAAGCTGCGCTACGGGACGGCACCCGGTGCGAAGCCGCCAGCTGCGACGCAGGAGGGTGCCGCGAAAGATATGGCCACGCTCGGCTCCCTGACCATCGATGAACTGGATGGTCAGGACAAGACGTTCGCGTTCGGCGTCAAGGCCAGCACGCAGGCGCTCGCTGACATCGTGTCTCTGCCCGGATGGCTGGCGGCGCTGCTGCGCGATGGCGTCGAAGCAGCCATGTCGGTGTACATCCTCCAGCAGCTGGCCGCTGCCGCGACCCCGTACTCCGGGGCGGCGACCGGTATCCGCAAGCTGTACGAAGCGATGGCGCAGTCGAGCGAAGCCACGCAGGGTGGCGCGTTCTGCGACACGGTGCTGATGTCGCAGGCGACGATGCTCAAGTACGCCGACGACGAAGGCTGGAACGACGACTACACCAAGTTCGCCGGGATGGGCGACGGGTCGGCTGCTGACATACCTCCGGCGCTGCTGATCGTCTGCTCGGTGCAATCCCGGACGGTGGTGATAACACGAGAGAATGAACAAGTGCTGATCGGCATGGAGGGCACGGACTTCATCGACAACCTGCGCACGGTGCTGGGCGAGATGCGCGGCGAGTTCTCGGTGTGGTCCGAGGAAATCGTTTCGGTCACGCTGGTCTAAAGGGGGCCACCATGGAACTGATCACCAGCGCAGTTGGCGGCAGCCTGATCAAGTTCGCCGGGGACGGCGACAAGGCGGGCACCTTCCGCGGGTACGGCGCCGTCTTCAACAACAGGGACTCGCAGGGCGACATCATCGTGCCCGGCGCGTTCACCAAGTCCCTCGGCAAGACGCTGCCCATGATGTACAACCACTTCGACGGTGTCGTCGGCAAGATCACGCCCGTCGAGGAAGACAGCAAGGGCCTCGTGGTCGAAGGCGAGTTCACGCCCGGCGTGACGCTGGCCAACGACGTGCACGCGCTCCTCAAGCACGGGGCCGTGTCGGGCCTGTCCATCCGCGGACAGGTCGGCAAGAACTGGAGCTACGACGAGCAGACCAACACCCGCACCCTCAAGCAGATCGACCTGATGGAGGTGAGCGTGGTGGTGTTCCCGGCCAACGGCAAGGCCCGGATCAACCTCGGCACGGTCAAGTCGGAACTCGAGCAGCTCGCCGAATGCGAGACGCTGAAAGATGTGGAGGCCATGCTGCGTGATGCGCTCGGCCTTTCCCCGGAGGCGGCGAAGGTCGTCGTCTCCAAGTCGAAGCCTGCGTTCGTGCGTGATGCACTCCGCGTGCTCGACGAAGAAGCCAAGCGCCTCCGCGCGCTGGCAATCCTCCGCAACATCAAGGGCTAGTGCCCGGAAAGGTAGAGTCCACCATGGACGAAATCCTCAAGGCAGTACAGGAAGCGCAGAAGGCCATCGCGGAAGCGGCGGCGAAAGGCGACGAGACGGCGAAGGGCCTCACGACCAAGTACGACGACCTCGCGAAGCGCATCGAGACGATGGCGACCGAGGGCAAGTCGACGCGCGAGGAACTCAACGGCGTGCTGAAGCAGGTCGCCGAACTCCTCAACCCGAACCGGCCCGGCAACGGCATCGTCGTCGCCAAGTCGCTCGGCGAGGCGCTCGTCACGTCCGACGTCTTCAAGTCGACGGACTTCAACAACGCCAACGCGATGGCCCGCGTCGACGCCGGCCTGATCCTGAAGGCGATCACCACGAACGCAACGGCCATCCCGGACAAGACGCGCATGGCGGGCATCATGCCCATCGGCCCGGACTGGACGCAGTGGATGTTCGCGCGCGTGGCTCCCGGCCAGATGTCGGGCGGCGTGCTCGAGTACGTGCAGGACACCTCGCCCGCGTACGACCAGACCGTGGCGCCGACGGCCGAGGGCCAGCCCAAGCCGGAGGTCACCAACACCTTCGAGCTCAAGCAGGTCACGCCGAAGACGATCGCGCACTGGCTCGCCGCGTCCAAGCAAATCCTCGCCGACGCCGCCGCGCTGCGCTCGTTCCTCGACGGCCGCCTGCTGTACGGCCTGATGCGCAAGCTCGAGTACCAGGTCGTCAACGGTCCCGGCACCACGACGCACATGACCGGCCTCAACACGGCCGCGGCCGATGCCGGCGCGGTGATCGTGGGCGACAACCCGTTCGACACGGTGCGCAAGGCCATCGGCGTCGTGGAGGCGGGCGGCTGGATCGTCGACACGGTGGGCCTGAACCCGACCGACTGGGCCGCCATGCAGATCATCAAGGGCGAAGACGGTCACTACGTCTACTTCAACCCGGCGAACAGCACCACCGTCGCTCCGGTGTGGGGCAAGCAGGTCGTGGCCTCCCCCGAAGTCGCGGCCGGCAAGTACCTCATCGGCGCGTGCCAGATGGGCGCGCAGCTGTTCGAGCGCGAAGGCGCGTCGGTGCAGGCCGGGTTCCAGAACGACGACTTCACCCGCAACCTCGTCACGCTGCTCGCCGAGATGCGCGCGGTGCTGGCGATCTACGCCAACGCGGCGTTCCGCAAGGGCAACCTGTACTAAGCCCAACCCGGTGATGGAGGGGAGGCCTTCGGGCCTCCCCCTTCTGGAGAGATCAAATGCCCATTCCTGACAGCGTCTTCACCCTGAACCTCGCGAAGGCCCACCTCCGTGTCCTGCACACGGAGGAAGATGCCATCATCGGGGCGTACTACGACGCCGCGGTCGAGCGCTGCGAGGAATGGACTGGCAAGGCGTGGACCGAGCGTGCTATCAAGTTCATGCCGCCGCAAGCGTTCCTGTACCCCGGTGCGAGGATTCCGCTGCCGCTCGCCCCGGTCAAGACGATCACGTCGTTCACGTACTACCAGACCGGCACGCCTGCGCCGATCGCTGTCCCTGCGGACACCTACCGCGTGGAGACCGTGTACAGCGGGCAGCAGGTGCTCGTGCTCGACTCCGTTCCGTCCGACATGGACCCGGACGTGACCGACCCGATGATCTTCGACTACGTTGCGGCCCCGGCCAGCGGTGTGCCTCCTGCTGTCGTGGCGGCCGCCCTGCTGTACCTCGGCGACCTGTACAACTCGCGCGAGGCGAACATCATCGGCACCATCGCAACCGAGAACAGGGCAGCCGTCAACCTGCTCGCTCCCCATCGCGTCACCCTCGGAATGTAGCCATGCGCGCCGGCGAACTTCGTACTCCCCTCCAGCTGCAGCAGCCCGTCATGGGCGTAGACGATGCTGGCGGCCCGACGTGGATCTGGCCGAGCAAGCCGCATCCCGGCATCTGGGACGTGTTCGCAAAGGTGGAGCCTCTGACCGGGCGTGAGTGGGCACAGCAGGAGGTGAAGGATTCCGCGGACTACCGCATCACGATCCGCCGTATCCCTTCCTTCGCTGTCGTGATGCCGACGGCCCGGTGGCGCTTCGTGGATCCGTACTCGGGCATGATCTATAACATCCAGACGGTACTGCCGGAGCAGACGATGACGACGATCTCGTTTCTCGTCCGCACGACGACCGGAGGCAACGATGGCCGCTAAGACGCAGCTGCTCGGGTTCGACGAGCTGGCCAAGCGCGTGAACCTTCTTCGCACGCAGAAGGAAGTGGACACCGTGGGATACCGTGGCACCTTCGGCATTGCGAAGGAAGTGAAGACGGCGACCATCGTGACTGCGTGGGGAATGTTCACCTCTCGCAGCGGAGCGCTGATCAAGAATATCGCGCAGAAGAAAATCCGCATCGGCAGCAAGATCGGGTACACCGTGGGCGTGCGCTCTGGCCGGGCACTCGGCAAGAAAAAGCGCGGCACCGTGGACGATCCTTTCTACTGGTGGTTCGTACACTTCGGCAAGCTCGGCGAAGCGCCGCGTCCGTTCCTTACCACGGCGTGGAAGCAGATCGAGGGGCGCGCAGCTTCGACGATCATCAATCAGGGACAGCTGGCAATCCAGAAGTCGGCCGAACGTGCCCTGCGCAAGTACCCGAATCCTCCCGGAGCCTGACATGGCCCGCAACCTCGAGACCGTCCTGTACAACGCCCTCGCACCTCTCGTCAGCGGGCGCATGCACCCTGTCGTTCTGCCGCAGGGTGTTGCCCTGCCCGCGATCCGCTACGCCACGGTGGGGGCCTCCCCTGACCAGTCCCTGTGCGGGAGCAGCGGCCTCATGCGGAGCGCCGTGCAGGTCGACCTTTACGCGCTCGACTACGCAGCCGTTCGTTCGCTGCGTGAGCAAGTAGTTTCCGCAATGCAGTCTCTCAGCCTTACGAACCTGCTGACTCTGGAGCAGGAGGCGTACGAGCCGGACGCCAAGGCATACCGGCGCATTCTGCAATTCTCCATCAGCGAACAGGAGGCATGATCATGACTTTCAAGAGCAAGGCAATCAACGCGCAGGGCACCATCCTCGCCATCGCCGACGGCACCGGCTCCCCCATCAGCGACATCACGGCGATCACGAAAGCTGCGTCCGCGGTCGTGTCGTCGGTCACGTCGCCTGTCGCCATCGGCGACGCGGTCAAGTTCATCAGCGTCGCGAACATGCCCGAGATCGAGGGCATGGTGGGTGTCGTCACCGCCGTCACCGCGGGGGCGTCGTTCACCGTCAACATCGACACCTCCAACTTCGCGGCAGCGGGCGGCGCCGGCACGGCCGAGGTGCAGGTGATGGTCGCCGGCTGCGAGGCCAAGACGTTCAGCGGCTTCGACGGACAGGCGGCCGAGATCGACGTCACCACGATGTGCTCGACGGCGCGCGAGTTCCTGCAAGGCCTGCAGGACTTCGGCCAGTTCACCTTCGACGTGAACCTCGTGCCGAATGACCCGTTCCAGATGGAGTGCAACGAGGCGAAGCGCCTGATGCAGAGCCGCGTGTTCACGCTGACCCTGCCGCCCGGCGTGGACACCGAGCAGTACCAGTACGTCTTCGAGGCCTTCGTCCGTCAGTTCAGCATCAGCGGCGGCGTGGACCAGCCCGTCGGTGGCAGCGTGACCCTGCGCGTGACCGGCGAGCCCACCATCGTCGAAATCTCGCCGTAAGCGAGACACCCCGGTGGCCTTCGCACGTGGGGCCACCGGGGACTAGCAGCACGTGCTGTAGCATTCGCCACGGAGATAATAATGAGCATCGCCCAAGACATTCGCAGCCGCATCGTGCAGTGCGCTTCCAAGCCCGTCGAACACACCAACGAGGAACTCGGCAAGGTGTACCTCCGCCGCATGACTCTCGGTGAGATGGACGAGATGAACAAGGCCAACGCCGCCAAGCCGGAACCCGGCGCCGAGCCGATCCCCACCAGCGTGCGCCTGCTCGCCCGCTTCCTCGGCGACGACAAGGGCCAGCCCATCTTCGACCTCGGCAACAAGGAAGACGTGCTGACCCTGAAGTCGTTCCCGGTCGCGGTCGCGTCCGACCTGCTCAAGGCCGGCAACAAGGCCAACGGCATCGAACAGGTGGCGCCGGAGGGAGACGCGGGAAAGTCCTGACGGCCGACCAGCGTTTCAGGCACCGGCTCGCGCTCGCACTCGGGCGCACACTCGGGGAGCTAGAGGAAACCATGTCGGCAGCAGAGTACACGCAGTGGCAGCAGTTCTACACGGACGAGCCGTTCGGCGACGTTCGTGCTGACCTGCGCGCCGGTGTAATCGCCGCCACGGTAGCCCGGACGGTAGCCAAGCGGGGCAGCAGGATCACTCCGCTCGACTACATGCCCATCGTGAAGTCCCTCCGCGAGAAGTCCATCGCATCGCATGTCGGTCGTGTCTCGGCCATCCGTCAGACGTTTGAATCCAACCTCGGCACGCTGCGCCTGCGTCGTGTCAGGATCGCGAGGGTAGAACAATGAGCGGAAATCTCGGAAGCCTGTCAGTTGACATGCTGCTGAACACCGTCCAATGGACGGCTGGCCTGTCGAAGGTGGAACAACAGGCCAAGGCTTTCGAGAAGTCCCTCGATCGCAGCTTCAACAAGATCACGGACTCGGTGAACAGCAGCATCAAGAGTTTCGTTGGACTTGCGACAGCTGCCGTCGGCATCCGGGAGATCGTCACTGCGACCGCGGAAGCGGAAGCCTCTACCGCCCGGATGGAGTTCGCCGTTGGTAAGCTGGCTGCGACGAGCGAACTGACCACGGAGAAGTTGAACGCGCTGGCCGACAGCATCTCGGCCACGACGCAGTTCGACGACGAGGCGGTACAGGACGCCTCTGCGCACATCCTCCGCTTCGGAGACTTCAGCGAAGAAGTCTTCACCCGGTTGATCAAGGTGTCTGCCGACTACGCAGCGCAGATGAAGACGGAATTGCCCGCCGCCGCGGACACGCTCGCGAAGGCGATGGCCTCCCCTGCACAGGGCATGGAGCGCCTGCAGCGGCAGATCGGCTACATCAACGAGAGCACCAAGATTTACATCAAGTCCCTCGACGAGAGCGGGCAGACCATCGCGGCACAGAACGAACTCCTGAAGCTGCTCGAGGCTTCGTACGGAGGGGCGGCCGAGAAGATGAACGGGACGTTGGCCGGGGCGCTTGCCAATTCCAAGAAGGGGTTCAGCGACCTCGCGGAAGCCATCGGCAACATCGGGCTGATCAACGACACCATGAAGTCGTTTTTCGACTTCCTCGTGAAGTCCCTGCGCGACCTCACGGAGATCATCAACAAGGGGGAGGTGCAAAACTTTTTCCTGTTCCTGCTTGGGTTCCGCAAGGAACTCGCGAAGCCTGTCGGGGAGCAGGGGTTCATCGGCAAGGACACGGGCAAGAAGACTGCCGCCGAGATGAAGCAGGCGGAAGACGCCGCCAAGAAGTGGGCGACGGAGTACGAAGCACAGCAGCAGCGCGCTCTCAAGGTACTCGACGAGAACGTCAAGAAGCGCGTGAAGAAGTACGAGGACGAGAACAAGGCGATCTTCGAGATCGAGCGCAAGGCGAACTCTGCAGCTGAGAGGAACGCGGCCGCTGAAGCGGCGTATCGCGCGCGATGGACGCAGGTCAAGGAGAACATGGCGGAGCGCGAGACGCAGACCGTCCTCAAGGAATTGAACCTGCAGGCGGAAGCGCAGAGGGCACACTTCGACTGGCTGGAGCAGCAGACGAAGGAACAGGCCGACCTGCT